CCCTCTGGCGCTTCTGGCAATGATGCTTCAAAACTCTTCATTAACTCCGTTATGCCATAAATGGCTGCCCCAGCAATGACAATTCCTGCCGCTAACGCAGCCCACCCAGCCGGGCCAGATAAACCATGCATAATAACTAATGCTGCATTTATAGCCATTATAGCCTTTGCAACAAGGCTTAAGCCTAAAAGCAAAGCACCACCAGCTATAAGAATACCAGCAATTATAAGAAGATTTTTTGCCAAGTCTTCATTTTCTTTTATCCAGTCTTTTATCCTTTGGATAAGTGGAATAACTTTATCATTAAGGAATTCTGTAATTATCGGCACTAATTCCTCGGCCAAAGCAAACCCTACCCCCTGCAAGGATTCCTTTAATGTTCCCATCGAATCAGTAAGTTTAGCAGCCTTTGCAGCAGCTTCTTCATTAAAAACAATACCAAGGTCATGGGCTTCCTGTCGCATTTCAGAAATTGCCTCAGAGCCGCTAGCTAACATAGGGAGAAGGTCTGTCCCAGCCCTGCCAAATACCTCTTGGGCGAGTGCAGCCTTTAATGTTTGGTCTTCTAAATCACCAATAGCACCAGCGATTGCCCAGAATTGTTCTTCGGGTTTCATTGCCCTGAGTTCTTCAATATTTAGACCTAAATCCCTAAAAACTCTGGCGTAAGTCTCTAGCCCCCTACCAGCATCAATAATAGCCCTGCTCATTCGTTTAGTGGCTTTCTCAATGCTTCCTAATTCAGTCCCACTCAGCATAGCCACATGGCGTAATTCGGAAAGTGCTTCCGTAGCAAACCCCGTCCTCAAAGCCATTTTGTGCACTTCATCGCCAGCCTTAGCATAGCTAAAAACCATCTTGGCTAAAGCGGCGGCTATTGCTATCCCCATAGCAGTCATAGCCAAGCCAATAATCTTAGAATGCTTCTGAATGCCGGTAGCAAATTTACCCATTTGGCTATTAGCTTGATTAAGACCAGTCTTTAAGCCTTTGGTATCGGCCCCAATCTTTACAAATAATTCTGCGGTTGGGTTAGCCATTTATTCTCCTGCTAATGCTTTAGCCAATGCTTCACTAATTTCAGCCAAATTCTTTAAGTTAATAAGCTCACCAATTTTAGTTAGCGTCAAATCAGGATACTGGTCTTTAAGGAGGATATAAATGAGTTTCCTTAATGTTGAAGCCTGCCTCTTTTCTAACTTTGGCCCCAGCTTATCAATCCCGCAATCAAACTCTTCCTCTATGCTAGCAAGGACATTCAGGTTAAGCGGTGATAGCTCATAATCTTTCTCACCCAGCTTGATTGTTTTCTTCTCCGGTGTGCCTAAAATGTTCTTTGTCATTATCTATCCCCCTTTAACTTAATCTACCTATTGCCAAAATAAACGCCCCCATTTGTAACTGAGGGCGTCTCAGATAAGGTCTGGCTCATAAACGATACCTTCTGGTAATACACAAGCTAATATGTCGAACTTGCCCCAATTCTTTACTGTTGATTTTCTTATTTCCCCACCCGTATTGCGATAAGTGGTTTTAACTTCAATCCTCGTTAGCTTATTATCCTTAAGAACTATAAGGTCGCAAGAGGCATTATCAATTAAAGGGCGATAAACCTCATACCCCTTGGAAAGCAAATCACATACTACCTTTAATTCGGATATTCCACCTATGGTATTAGTGTTAAGTGTTAGCATTATTTTCACCTATTTCTGGGGCATCTGTATTCCCTTTTCTCTGGCTAATTCCTCTAATGATTTCCCTTCGGTAGGATGTCTTTGCGGTTCTGCTTTACCTAGAAAATCTTTAGGCTTAAAAGTCCTACGGCTCTTGGTTGGAATTGTGTTATAAATAGCAGCCAGAATAGAAGCTATACTATAATCTTGGCGATATTGTTCCTGTGCTTCTTGAGATTGAAGTTCCTTTATCAACTCATTGAATTGATTAAGCGTTAGTTCCCCAATCTCCTTTCTTGACCAATGTAGCTTCCGGGCTAAATAAACTATTGCTTCAATCACAATGATACATCTCTAAGGTCATTTCTATTATCTCGTTTATGGGACAAGTATTTGGCAACAGGGCTTTTACTCTATCTCTATGATTCTCTATTAACTGGTTCTTGATAACATTATAGAAAACCACATCAAAGATATAGTCCCTGGGTTTCTTTAATATCCAAGGATTGCGACCCCTAGCCCGCCAGCCAAATGAGTTATAACTCTGGCTTATACCAAAATCGTGTGTGGGAGCTAGAGTGGCGGTTACTGTCCAATCGTGAAATCCACCAATCTGCTCACCATCCTGATAGAAAACCCCTAGTTCCCCTTTTATCACTAAAGGCTTGCCTCTGTCAATTCACCAGTTCCTTGGAAGTCGTAAGTATACGAAATCACACCATCAATATTTACGCTGGGGTGTATACCTGTAATGAATGCCATGCCTACCCAGCCCTGACCCGATGTCGCCGATTCCTGTAAGGATAAGTGAACAGTAGAGCTAAATCCTAATGCTAATGGTGCACCATCTTTATATCCTTCAAATGTACCCGACCAAGTAGAATGAGCTGGGATATATGTTCTTGGTGAATTGGTAGCAGCACCATCAGCAAAATCTGTTGTCTCTAACATATCTACAGAATAGTCCAATGTCCACGATCTAATGCCTCCGATTCTTTTGACGGCATAGACATCATCTATATCAAAAGTGCCATCAGCCAAGTCCTCATCAGCATATAGCCCAATAGATACGATAGCTGTTAATGCTGAGGGGGTGGCAAATTTAGTAAAGCATTGTCGCCAAGTAGCTGCTGTCAATACGGGCAAAGCTAGACTTTCAAGAGGACTAGCACATTCTGGTGTATTGTCCAATAGCATCTTCAATTGTGTTGCCGTAGTAGTTAAACTCGTTCTAGCCCAGAACACCAACCCGTGATATGCCGAAAAATCTGTTGAAGATAGCAATTCCGACATCATAACTACATCAGCACCAACAGTAACCGTAGTTACCCTAGCTGCGTAAGTTCCTACCTTACCTGTGGTTACGGATGAAGTGCAACCCGCTTGGATATGTTCAGCCCAAGTATCCTCACAATCTTCAACTAAAAGCCCAGCACCATAAACGCCACCAGTTTTGCCTGCTAATTCAGCCATTTTCTACCTTCCTTTATCCTGTTGGCTCAGTTAATTCCCCCGTGCCCTGGAAATCGTAAGTATAAGTTACAACTCCATCAACAGCAACGCTGGGATGAATGCCTGTAATATATGCCGAGCCTGTCCAGAAATAGGTCGCATCCTCTTCTAGTTTCAGGGCTACTGAGCTGGCGAAGCCTAATGCTTCTGGTGCTCCATCTTTGAAACCCTCAAATGTGCCCGACCAGCCACTTAACCCGGGTATGTAAGTTTTAGCAGCATTGGTCGCTGCCCCATCGGCGAAATCAGTGGTTTCAAGCATATCAACACTATAATCAAGTGTCCAATTCCTGATACCAGCCTCATCAACCGTTGCGATGTTTACCATCCCCGTTTTGCCTGCAATGTGTGCCATTCCTTGATCCCTCCTTATTAAGATTGTCTAGCATAAACAACCAAGCCGAATTCAGTTGATAAATAAGTTATACCCCCAAATGTCATTATCCCGTATCCTAAATTGCGGTCAAGCTCACAATCATCAGCAGTGCTATTGAGTGTAGAATCTCCATAGATTGCTGCCTTGACCGAGTTAGTTCCTGTTGGCTCCATATAATTCATAAGTTTGTTGAGTGCTGAAGGCGTATCTTGTTTACTGATTAAAACTATAATGCGGAATCTAGATGTATACCCCGCATTACTACCAAAGGTCGTGTCGTAAACTGTTTCTCCCGGCATAATGATGGCACAAGGAAAAGAATTATAGGTATCCCTTAACTCATTGGGGGCATAGACATCCTTCAAGGCACTAATTGTTTCTAATCTAGTCTTTATACCGCTACCAATATTCTCAATGCTCACTATCGCCACCTAGCTTCTATAGCATTAGCTACATCGCCTAAGAGTTCCTTCATCTTGCCTGTTAGCTTGCGGAGCCCAAAGGCAAACATACCCTCGCCTAGAACCTTAGTTCCACCTTCCATATGTCTTGCCTCCATTTTTGCCGTGCCAAACTCCACAAAGGGAGCATACGCAACGTTCGTTCCAACTTGCCCAAAGCCAGCCCCGAATTGAGAAGTCATACTAGCTCTCAATCTTCCTGTATCAACAGCCGTTGCTTGCTTAACTTCTCTATCAAGCAATAAAGTTGCCTTCTTAATGCCATCATTCACGGGTTGAGTAACATTCTTTTCCTGGAGTTTCTTTTTTAGTTTATCTAACCCAATTATCTGAAGTGTTACGCCTATGCTCATAATCTATACTTCCGATACTGTCTTATTATCTCAGCAACATCGGGGTCAATACCTTTAGATGTAATAACAGTTCCCAATTCACCACCACCCACAACATCTTGATAAGCACTATCTTTTCTCTTCCAGGCTCTCATAGCGGTTATCAGGCAAGCCTGAACCATAGGTTGCGGATAATTATAAATAGATGCAATCTTTGTAGCGTGGGCTGCACCAGTCGTGCCATTAACTGCCCTTAATACTGTTATCTTCTTAGTGGTATCAGCGGTTGCGGATTGGATATAGATTTGCTCTGACTCAACCCTTATTGTATGCCCAGCACATATTGTGCCCTCAGCACTAACATCTAATTCAGTTTCTGTAGCATCATCAGCAGTTATAGTTATAGCCGTAGCCGTATAGGGCGTAGCATTCGTCTCGTTACCATACCCAAAGACCCCCGCTATTTCAATACCCTTGTCTATACCACTGGCAAAGCCACCATAAGAACCAGATGTGATAACCTTAGCTTTTGTTTTGGGATATTTATTTAATGGGTATAATCTGTAATCTGTATCCTCTGTATAGCTATTCTCAAAGGTGCCGTCATCGTCATCATCGGTTTTGAGAGTAGTTATAGATAAAATGTCATCAGGTAACCAGAAGGGACTGATTTCACCATCATAATAATGAGTTGTTTCGTCACAGTAGAAGAACCGCCCCATCTTGTTATCTATCTGCCTACTGGCATACTCCAATAGCTTACGGAGATAGGTATCCTCAGTTGTAGGGGTAATACTACAATAGGCATCGCTTTTGAGTGTAGTCAAATCCCCATAGGCATTCATTAAGCAACTCCCTTATTTTCAGTCCAACCACAATATTCGCAGTGGAGAACCCCATCTTTAGTTTCATCTAAAGGATAAAAGCATACAGGGCATTCAGTTCGCCTTTCGAGTTCCTGCTCCCTGACATCTTTTATCATTGCTAAAATCTTATCGCCGAAACCCATCTTAAATCCCCTTATCCTTTTCTGCTTTCTTTAATTTTGCCCTTGCCTGTCCTAGGGGTGTGCCTTCGGCTTCCGCTAATTTAGCTGCTACTGTTTCAAATCCCAAGTCTTTAAATTCGGAACGCCCAACAACTTTCCAGCCTTTCTTAATCTTCTTTCCAGTAATTGGGTCTATTACTACTTCAGGTTTTGGCATTTTATACCGCCTTTATGCTCGTGCACCATCATGGTAATTGATGTAGGCTACTGCCCCCGCCGGGGTAAGAATTGCTATGCTACCTGCCTTATCTGGTGCAGCTAAGTTGTCTTCTAGGACAGCAGTTACAATACTTGTGAAGTCAAAGATGTTAGTCATTGTTCCTTGCATCTTAATGGCAGTGGTTACAGAGTTGCCACCTACAGACCAGACCCTTATACCTTCAGCCAATGTCGCAGTGCCACCATCAGTTCTTACCTCCAATCCTATTGAGGTAGTGCTTGGTAAGCCAGCTCCGTGTAAATTGATTATTATACCCCTTACAGCACCCGTAACAGCAGAGACAGCGTCCATATTGAATACACCAACTGCTGCTTCGGTAGTAATTGTGACTGCGTTAGTCTGGAAATCTACACCATTCATCTGTCCATAAGCCGCTTCCATATTCTTTCGAACATCCATATAGGTATTTATATTCATTATCCTAAGATTAGGCATATCAACTGTATCGTGGGTTGACCTAATACGAAGCAGCCGAGCTGTGCTTGTGCTTGTCGGAGCACCAGCCGATGCTGTAAGATTGACATTCATCTGAAATGGTTCAAAGTTCTGGGAAGCATCATTAGCTAGATTAACGGTAAGTTCAACAGCCCTGTTACCTATACTGTAAGCATAATTTGTTCTGGTAGCATCAGGAACAAAGGTTGCAGTAGTGGCAAATCCAGTTGTGCTAGTTGATGTAACAGCACCGCCGAAAGTAGCTACTCCGCTATAGTAGAACTTGAACTCCTGACTTCCACCCATTGAGAAGTAAGGGTCAGCAGCACCTTGAGCACGAGCTACTTCTACTATACCAACACCTGTATCGTCAGCACCTATAGTAAAGTAATCATCATCGGCTACTCCTGTGTTGATGCCTATGGTATCCGCTACCAGAAGGTCCCCCTCCAGCTTCCCGTTAACCAAGGTAAGGTAGTTAGGGTCTATCCTAGCGTGAGCCACATAAGCACCTGAGCCATAGCCTTCAAGCCCCACATATCCAGAAGCATTATTTCTAGTTTGTATATCTAGGTCGGTATTGAATTGGATATTGGCGAATGGTTTTATTGTTGTTGCTATCAGTTGCATCACATTTCCCAGAAATCTTAAGTAGACACCTGCACCACTAACTTGCTGTATAGCAAAATCAGTAGCGTTAGCATGTATCATCCTAATACCTTTGGATGTAGCATAATCACCAATATCGTAGGCGTTATCAGTATCGGGGACAATATGCCCACTCATAGTAAAGGCAGGCAGAGTCAAGGCAGAAGCAGCCGTTACCACTCCACTTATATCAGGAGCACTCATTATTGCATTATAAATAGTCGTAGATGGAACTGAGGCATCAATAAAGATACCAGCCTTACTATTTCCTCCATCACTGGCAAGGATTAAAATGTCGCCATCAGTGGTTATATTTGATAAAATGAATGTATTAGCAGCAGTTGCTGGGTGAATGGATGTGCCTACTATGACGCCAGTTAATTCCTCATCAGCAGTTAATGTAGCAGTACGATGATATATAACATCATCTTGGTCTAGTCCAATGAATACACCAGTATCATCACCAAGATATAATCCTTGCCACTCTAATGCAATAGTGCCAAGTGAATAGGTTGAGACAACAGAGGGGCTCCAATTGCCCACGACTGACGTAGCATAAATTAAATTCTGCACATGGAGGTCATTAAAACTTAATGCCGCCGAACCTAAATCATAGGTGTTGTCCGTAATAGGATAAAGGTTAGCAACATAGGCACTCTCAGCATACTGAACCCAAGATGTCGTGAAGATATACCGCTTGCCGGTATCGGTCTCATAATAGGTTGAACCAACTCGTGGTGCTGTTGGCGGAGTATCGCCTGATGCACCAGTATATCGGGCAATGGTATTTACTGCTTGAACGGTCATATTATACCTCCCGTGCCTTTATAAACAACCCACGCCGAACCGTTATAAATATACATATCATAGGTATCGGTCTCGTAAAAGAACGACCCCGCTGGTGGGCTGGTGGGTTTGACATCCCCACTGGCTCCTTGATAACGCTGTATTACTGTTACCTTTTTAACAGCCATATATTATTCCTCCTGATGTAAGAGGGCGGAATTGCCCCCGCCCTCTCAAAGGGGGTGATGCCTGGCGTTTATCGCCAGGCTTACACCACCTCAACAAATTTGTCTTCTAGTGGTATCAGGATTTCTGGTTCAACCTGGAATGTAACATCCATATTGTGATTGCATTTATCGCAAGTCCCTGTTATCTTTTCCGGAAGCTTGACCTTATCAAATTTGATGTCATCATCCCACTCCATATTAAACATTTCATCAAGCTCTTTGATAAAGACTACCCAGTTTTCACTTTCAACGTTTATTGAAATTTGTTTAGTTTTCTCGTCTTCCTTTCCATATTTGGAGACGAGTTTGCCACGCTCACCATCAACAACCGCATAGGGCTGCTGTAGTTTGTTAACAAGTTTAGCAACCGCTAGACTGGGTTTGATAGGTAGTTTTACCTTAGATAGTTCCGCAAGTTTTGGATACGCCCTCCAGATTTCCCCATTTTTGAGTTTCATTCATCACCCTCCTTTTTATTTAGCTGGCTGATTACCAGCGAAGCCTTGAAGTTTAAGAAGTCTTAGCCGCATATAACGGAATATATCTTACAGTAGATCCCACCAGACACCGAATATATCCTGCGTTTGCAGTAGCCGAAATGTCAACCAATGGTGACTCACTTGTCACACTTACCGCATTAGTTATAACCGCTGAAAACTTTATAGGATTGGTTAGTGTTCCAGCGTTCTCTATATAGATAGCATTGGTCATTGTTGCAGCACTCTGTATGTAAAAATATAGTCCGTGTGTAAGCGTTGCACTCGTTCTTGAACTAATGTCCAACCCTATAGAAGTAGTTGCTGGTAAAGAAGCACCAGCCATCACTATTCTTGCTCCACAAACATCCCCAGTAATTATCCCTGCACTTGCGTTCACTTGTAGACCCATCGCACAGGCTTCGTGTCCTGCACTAATTGTTGAGGTTGCAGTGAAGTCCAGTTCGCCCTGATAGACATACACATCACTTACATTAGCACTAACGACTATATTCCAGTCAGAACATTTTAGACGCATATTAGTCATTGCTGTGCTGTGAGTGATTAGCATATAACTGGCATTTAGAGTGCTAGAATTGCCAGGATTTACACCAGCCACGAGTAGTTTCAACTGTATTGGGTCAAGGTTCTGGTCGCTACCTGAACCAATAGTAACTGTAAGAGCGTTAGCTCTAGTTCCTATTGCTAGTCCGTAGTTTGTCCTTGCCAAATCCCCAACAAAAGTCGGGTTAGACCTGAACCCCGTTGTGCTAGTTGATGTAACCAGCCCATCGGTTGAAGTCGCCATACCAGTCATTGCTAGTGTATGAGCAGCAGCATCTAGGTCAAAAGTCCCCGTAGTATATCCTAACCAAGAAAAGTCTATATCGTTGGTTGTTGAACCAACGACCACCTCATCATCCGCTATTTCCAAGATGTTCCCAGCAACAGCCAGTGACACATTCTTCTCATAAAAAATTAGGTCGCCAGAACTCCATCGAGAACCTACATTTGTTACAGGCATATTATTCCTCCATACATTTTATTGTTTTTTCGGGCGTGGTTCGCCCATCATTTGGTGCGGTCTACCCGCATCATCTTGTCTTTTTGTGGAGAAGCGGGGGCTTTTGATTTCCCCCGCTTCTTGTATGTTCTCTTCCTTTTATCTGGCACTTCTAAGGGAATCTTAATGCCAAATATACTTAGAAAAGACTTCATCACTCCCCCTTAGATTAGTCTATTGCACTAACGGGCACATCCTTCATATAGCGTGGCTCACTCAGAATTGCTATAGCAGACATAAGAGTAGCACTACCACTCGGAGTCCCAAAGGTCAACTTCACATAGGGGTAACCGTCAGTCAACTCGTCTGCATCAATTTCTATAGCGTGTAAACTGTCGTCTTCGGTAGCGCCTACAGTAAAACCAGTTCCTGAAACTCCCGCCGTTAATGCTCCCCATGTATCAGTGGTCGTCATTTGACGATAGTTAAACGCTATATCGGTATTGCTTGTCCCAGCAGCCACCGTGCATTCCTCTACTGTTACCTTCATAGTCCCATCAGTGGCACCAATATCAATGATTATGAGGGCATGGTTATACTCTTCCATGCCGAAGATATCAATGGTAGGTGCAGTCCCAGATGAAACCGCATGTAGCAGTGGTATGATATGAACCTTTCCAATAAGTTCCATTAGAATTTCCTCCTATTTAGAGGGCGGAATTTCGCCGCCCTATTTTATTTATGCCCTCTCGGCAAGTGTTACAAATGGGCTAAGAGTGCTTCCGGCCTTCGGGGTCAGAGTTGCTAACCACCAAGGCTGACCATCATATCGCATAACGAATCTGAAGGCAGTCTCATCGGTAACAAACCTAACATGGATAGATGAGGCAAAGTTTACTCCACCCTTTTCACCGATTATGTACTGGCTGAAGTCAGCTAAACCTATATCATATAGGTCGCCAAGTGTTGCCATCTTCTCGGTGAAGATTAGTGGCCTACCCATCAATGTCGGGTAAGCAGCACCAGAAACACCACCAGCGGGCATCCATACCGGTACACCCCCTGTCCCAACCGCTAGACTCATGGAAGCCAGTTGTGGGAATGTGTTGATGTTGGCTACCCATACTGCCTTGGCGTGGCCGGCGGGGTAAAGCCGAGACCACATTTTTACGATATTCTCGAAAACTATGGTATCCGCAGCCTGCCCTGTCTCTATGGCAACGGGAATTAATGATGGGTTAGAAGCGTGGAAGACACCCAGTGCTTGATTGGTACCATTACCCCTCAGGAAGTCATAATCCTGCACAAAGGCTATTGCCTGACCAAAGGTGTTACGGATTATCGGCTCAATGGATATAGCCGAATCCTGTAACAACTCATCAGTTACATAGCACATTCCAGTCAGCTTATGGAGGGTTAATCCCACCTTACCGAATACTGGATTCTTTACCGTCTTTGTGCCCTTTTCCGCCGTCCTGTAGATAACAATTCCACCAAAGTAATCCGTGGCGTGGTCATCATCTACCAATGCTGGTATAACAACCCTATTGGTTGCCATCGGGATAACAGTTGCCCTTTGTTTCACAATGGATGATTCCAATGCTGTCTGCAGAAGGGTAGCTCTAAACTCTTCTGGAACTAAGTATCCACCTTGAGATAAATCGCCTTCCTCCATATAGCCAGCAGTTTTCCTAAGGGCACTGCCGTAGTTCTTAAGGGTTTCACTGGTTTCGCCATCTGGCCCTTCACATCGAATTAAATCGGTGAAGAAATGACCCATATTTTTGAAACCGCCCTTTGGGTCTTCCAGAAGTTTCTCTTCTGGGCTTTTGGTAACAATAACCGTAGGGTCATCATCACCAGGTGTAACCTTTCGGTTTGCTTTATTTAGCTTCTCAACTACTTCAGAAGCAGCTTTTGCCGCTAATTCCGCAATCTCTTGAGGTTCCATATAAATTTCCTCCTATTTTTAGTCTATTTTACCCTGAGCCTTTTCAATAACTTTCATTACCGTCTTTTGAACTAGCTCTATAATTTGAGTCTCATCCAATTCGGGCTTTTTAGGCTCCTCAGTTTTTGGGATTTCTTCGGGTTCCTCTTCCTCGACAACAGTAGTTTTATCAAGATACTCCTCTAAATAATCAATGGCATCTCTTACTTTAAGCTCCTGCTGTTCTGTAAGTGTCACTCCGATTGTATCCCTTATATCATCAGGTATGTCGTCACCTGCTAAACGCATAATTTCTCGTACCAATTCCCAAGCCTCTTCCCTAGCTTCACCATTTAATCCTACATCCCCAATAATGTTCTTGAGATAATCAAGTTCATCCTTAACCTCAGCCTGGGTAGCAACTTTTTCCTTAATTTCTATTCCTTCGGGAAGTTCATCAATAACTTGACTGAGGTCAGCAACCGATTTATGGTCTTCTACCCATTTCTTGGCTTTAGCCATAGTCCAGTTATAGGGCGGTCTCTTGTCAAACATATAAGTCCTAACCTGCTTTTCTTTACCACAATATAAGGCCTTAATACCCTCTTTCTTTGAAATGTCTATCGTAGCAGTAACCTGGCATTCCCTGACTGGAATCCTAATCCAATCATCAATCTCTTCGGGTTTAGTAATGGTGTCGAATTCCTTTGTAGTAATCACGCCATCTTCGACGGCATTGCGAAGGGCATCGGGGTTTGAGGGCACAGGAACAAGGGAAATCTCTAGCAATTCTTGCTTGGTGTATGTCCGCTTAGGTGCTTTTTCCCCGTCACCATCTTCCCACTTTTTAGGAATAAAACCCACCGATTCGGTCTTGAGATAGCCAGTATCAACAAGCCTTTCCACAATATCGGCAAACTCATATGTCCCCTCAGGCGGGAACTCAACGGTATTCTTTAATTTACCACCAGTAAGCCATACCTTTGATGCTCTCCCGATAGGCAAGCTACGGTAATCGTGGGCATACATAATAACGGGATTTTTCTTGAAATTCTTTAAATCCCATCCCTTAGCATCAATTACCTCACCATCCCTGTCTTGTGTCGATGTAGAAGCCGTAAATTCATAATTACGGTCTCCCAATTTTTTGATTTCACAATCTTCGATAATTTTTCTGATTAAATCAGACATATAAACCTCCCTATTCAACGACTGGTAACATTATGCAACGGCAATTCGGGTGAACAGGTATCTTGCCGTGTGCTTCCTCTATTGGATATATTCCAACCTCTGCCAAGCATTCCTCGCAAGCATCCGGAGCAGGATAGAATTCTGATTTACTAACACCCATTTCTTCATATCCTCGCAAAGCACCCTCATTGGAAGCGGCTATAACCTCAGTTCTAGCAGTCATTGGGGCTCGGCGCTTATAAGCATCATCATAATAACCCCTGATTCGCCTTGTTAATTTAGGAATGCTTTCACCTTGCTCAAAACCTACAGCCAATTGCCTCCTAATCTCCTTTTTAGTAGTCTCATTTATACTCATGGCAAGGGATAGAGAGCGCTGGGCTATCCATTCAATGGCATACAGGTCTAAATCAGCTTGCTTATGTGGATTAACCGGCTCGCTACCCGCTAAAATATCCTCTTTGTGAAATAGATAAATCGATTCGATTAACGGCTTAAAGGTATCGGCAAATTTATCTCTAACCATCTCACTATCAAATAAGTCGTCCCCTGCATTGCCAATAGATTCTAACCGCTCAATAACTTGATATTCCTGCTCATTAAATAGAGTTTTAATAGCTCGGTGGAATAACCTCTCCTCAGCCTCTGTCTTTTGGGCATACCCTCGCCATAGGTTCTCCTTTTGCTCATCGCTAAACGACTTGCTAACAGAAAACTGCTTAATCGGCGTGGGGAATAGGTTCATTGGCAGAAGTAGCTGGTCTCCTGTAGGAATCGGGTCTAGTCCAACCAGCTTCCTACCCTCATTGATAGTCATATAACCAGCCTTAACACCTGATTCAGCTAGTCCTTTCTTCTGTTCTATCGTCTCAGGCACAACCTCATCAAAATCAATTTCTACACCCTTAGCTTGCCGAAACATAGGCAGTAATTGCTCATTCATTTTATTTTTGATTCTGGTGAGCCTGGGTTTAATCAGCCACCGGGCAAAGGTATAATCCCCTGCTTCAGCATTAGCCCGATTAACATTTTCAGATATGCCCATCACCGATAAAGGCATCCCAAAGGTAAATAGTAAATTCTCCCTAGTCTGTTTTCTTAAAGCGGGAAAATCCATATCCTTCTGGGAAACTTGAATTTGTCTATATTTAAGCCCCCCCTCCAATATGGCAATCTTGTGTGCTCTTGATACACCCTGATGCTTACTTGCCCATTGTGTCCTCAATTGCTCATATTGCTCTTCATTTAAGCTTCCCTCAGCCTCTAATACAGCATCAGCCCTGGCTGAATTGTAAAAGAAATTTCTATTCCATTTACCAGCATAAATCTCTGAATCCAGTTCCACGGAAGCAGGTTGAGCATATCCAATTCCACCATAAGGATTTACCGGGTCAGGCATCGGAAAGCGAATTATCTCATTTTTATCAAGCGGAACTGGCTCAGCGCCATTCTGGTAAATATAGCCAGCTATGAATTCCTTCTCTGAAGGCACTATTTTCATTAGATGAGGAGGTAATACCCAAATTTCGCCCGGAACCCCTATTTGATTCCTGGGCAAATACCAATAAGCCTTACCCGCCAAATCCATATGGAGCTGAGTTAGCTCTACTATTTCCTGCCCCGTTTGAAATTCATTAGCAAAATCAAGCAGAGTTAATATTGGGTGGTCAGCTATTTGGCTCCTTTCACTTCTTTCGCTACCCTTATATAATCGCCACCTAACCTCACTAACTGCAGTGGCAATCCGTAAAGCCACCCCAAACAGGCTGTAAATTTCACCATAAGCCGATAAATAACCCCTGACATCTCTTTCAGGGGGAGCAGTCCAAGGATTAACCGAATAACCAAATCGCCTGCCTATAATGGGAGCCTTTCTGAGCCAACCAAATATATCTAAAGCCACCTAACTCGTGCCTCCCTTAATGGCGATTCCATAAATGCTAACGCAAGGGCATCTGCCTTGTCAGGAGATTTGACTCCACGCTTTTTCATATCCTCTTTTGACTCCATCTGCAACTGACCCCTTGAATTGAACTTATATTTAATACTTGACAGTTGGGCAACCAATTCCAAGTCATCAGGTATGCTTATTTCGCCATTTTCAAATTTACCTGATAAGTTCTTGTAAATCTCAGCCCTTAAATTGGCATACTTTTCTTTATCTTCACCCTGTGCTGCCTCAGCAACATTGATGCCTTTAACTTGTTTATATTTCAATTCTATCAATCGGTCATAAACACCAGAACCTAATCCAATAATATCTAAATTTACCAGTGAAGGATTGAACCTATCTATTAAGTTAACTATCTTGCCAGTAGTATGCATCAGGTCTGTTTTAGCCCAGTGTTCAATCCATTCAACTCTGTTCCCCCGTCTTATTATTGCCACTGAGCTATCATCACCAAATCTAGCTATATCCTGTCCAATAATGTTCGGCTCGGAATCTTCTATATCTACTTCTCTATCTATTGCCGACTTAATATCAGCATATTTGAAGAGATAATTGCCCGCTTCAAGGGCATCCCAATCACCTTCAAGCAACTGCTTTACCAGTTCATCCGGGTAGAGTTTCCTTAAGCCCTCCTCATAGTCAGCAGGTAAAAATGGATTATCTCTCGGTAATGAGGGAATAAATATGTGGTCTTCTAACTTTTGCTCTATAAATCTATGCTTTACCCACCCTGGAGCAGGATTAGCCGTCATCAACCCCTTATATCTAACATTGGGTGCTTTAAGCCGCAACCTTGAAGCTAATAAAAAGAAATGACTCTCAGAAGTTTCTTCAGCCTGGTCTATCCCAAACCAACCAAGCTCCATTGACTTTAACCGGTCTATTGCCCTTAAGTCATCCCCCAATCCACCATAAAATATCAGAGACCCATTAACTAATCTGTAATAATTCTCAGTCTGATGATGCTGTGCTACTATATCGCTGGACAAATATCGCTCTAGCGTTAGCATCGTTGTCCTCATAAAACTTGAAAGCTCGTGCCGGCACAAATAACCTACATTGCCTGAACATTCAAGAGATAACTCTATGCCCTCCCTGCAGAGCCAAGCCGATTTCCCTCCTCCTACAGCTCCCCCAAAAAGAACAAACCTTTCAGAACAAGTATGAGCCTCTACTTGCCTTTCAAATGGCTTATACAACTTTCTAAGGTCTACCGTCTTTGGCATTCATTCCTTTTAAGCAGGCTTCTTAAACCTTTGTCCGCCTATTACTACATACTCTTCAGTAGCGTTTACATTAGCCAGCCTAACATATTCCTCAACCTTGCCTTTAACAAATGCCGATACTGTCTTCCCTTTCTTGCTCGCTATCTCCTCCAGTATAGTGTTAACACCCTCAGATACCCGTATACCTATCATAACGCTGTGCCTGCCCTTCATAATGCCTCCTTTGTAGTGTTAACCATATTATACCATATTCTGTACCCTGTTAACACTATAAAAGAAGGCTAACGGCACTAATCTGTAGTGTTAACCGCCTTTTTGCTTTCTGTGGTATTAGAGACACCTAATCCTGGCACCCCTTCCTATCTTTTCTAAAATAGTGACCCTATACCCTATCTATAACAGCAATACCACAAGATATAGGAGTAGAGAGTGGCTATACCACTAGATATAGTGGGACGCACTATAACCGTTATGTCAGATAGGGGTCTTTTTTATAGGCGTTTAGTAAGAGGCAGCTAGATATAAGCCGAGATAAAAGGCAGTTCAATCCTTTTTGTCTGGTCTAGGGATACCGCTGATAATCTTGATATTACTCTCCACTTTGTGCTCAATGCGTTCCCTATATTTATTAGGCATTTCTGCTTTCATCTTAAACATTAGAAGGAGAGCAGACATCTTATCGTGTCCGTCCATAATACGCTTATTAAGTATGATTTCAAGGACATCACAATAGGAAGCCTTAGCTTCCTCTAGGGCGTCTCTAAAGGCTTTGTTACGCTTGGCTTCAGCCCATAGCGTGGTGCGGCATACGCCGGCTTCCTTGGCAGCCACAGCTAGAATGCCTGATTTAGCGTATGCTTCTATAGCT